TTCGACAAGAGAACGCTCCCCGTGTGTATTAAGGAATAACGGCCCAGACCGACTGACCAGCCTGAATCGTTTGGCCAGTACGGTTCAACCCTGTGCCCGGAGTAACCACCGCGTTCGGCGCAATGATTGCGTCGGCCACAACAAACTCCATGGTGTCGGGCTGAAATTCCACATCTTGCGCCTCGATGGAAGGGCCGCCGACTGCGGCTGCGTCCTCACCAATGCGAGCTTGCAAGTTTGTCAGCGGATTGATGGCCGACCAGGGCTGGGGATACGGACCCCAGTCAGGCGGGTCCCAGATTTGCTTGGAGCCAATACCGATCCCCACGCAGGCTCCGCCGCCATTATCTTCCACGGCGTTGTCATTGGTCTGCGAGGGGTCCGGGTCGAAAAAGGCTCCGGCTCTTGCTGTTGGAAACGTCACGTTCTACCTCCTGTTGCCGAAAAGGTGGGTGGGAGCGAGCTCCCACCCGAAGCAACCCACCACCTGAGTTGTTAGGTCGTGTCGAAGAGGCGACCCTGGAATTCCGAACCGGAGGTGGTGAGGTTTCCGGCCCAGGCCAAGATCTGTACTTCGGCGTCCTGGTTGATGGAGTAGCGTTTGCTCGGCGACAGAGGCACCATATTCCGTGCGCTGTGAGGCCGCAGGAAGATGTACTTCGTGTTGAGCATGAACGCTGTCTCGGTCGGGCAGAACCCACCGATGCCACCATCGAGCACGCAGTCCGCGTCCATGTACTTGATAGTCGGGAACCCCAACTTGCCGACTTCAGTGCCGGTGAAGCGCTGAAGGCTCTGCAAGCTGGAAATGTAGTAGTTCCAGAAAACCGAGTCCATGGGGATGAGGTCGGGGCGGTCGCTGCCTCGGACGAGGCTCGCCCATGCCTGGTTCATCAGGTTCTGGACGTTGGCAGGGCCGAGGGCCGCGCCGTTGATGACCGCTGAATCGAAAGCCTGAGTGCGCCAGAAGGGGAACGTGGCGCGGTCGATACCGCCATAGGTTCCCACGGTTGGATCCGTGGGTACGGCGATATCCAGGCCGCCGAGCTCCTTACCACCGTCGCCGGTGCCGTCGGAGTAGATGCCGTCAGCCAGCGTATTGGCCATCGTGGACTCTGCCACGCTGATCCGACCTTCCATCAGGTCGATCATACGCTCACGCCCGGCGTTTTGGAGCATTTCGAGACCAGACATCACGACTGGGCAGGCAAGCTGCTTGATCGCGTACTCGGCGGCGCTGATCACGTCCTGCGCTGCCACCGGCAGGAGGTCGTATCCGCTGTACCAGCCGACGTTGCCGTTCTCGGCGAAGCTCAGTTCTTGGAAAATAACGTTACCGCCGCTGAACGATTTTACGTTGCCGCGCTGCTCGAGCCGAGCAAGCAAGGCATTGTTCTTGGTAACGTTATCCGCGATTTGCCGCGAACGATTCTGGATCGTTGTCGCGACTATGTCGGAAACGTTTGGAAAGGCCATTGAGTAATCTCCTCATAGGTGAACCTACACTCTTACTTCGGCTTCCCCCTAGTGGGCCACAGCGATGTGCTGCGCTTTGCTCTAGGGTCTCCCCGAAGCAGGGAGACTACTCTGTGCCGACCGAATCGATGGCTGCTTCCAAGGCCCCTCGCAGACTCTGGGGTTGTGCGCTGCGTCCTGAAAGATCAGGTGCCACTCCGCTCACTCCCACTGCTTTCGCCTTCGCAGCCTTCGCGGCTTTATCTTTTTCTGCGGCCGACTTTTGGAGTCGTCGCTGAGAAACGATTTCAGCCAGGTCAGGTCGCAATAAAATAGCACGGTCGTAAGCCTCTTGTAAAGTCATTTGTTGGTTCCGCATTGCTGCGGCTTCCAAAAACGACGCCATTTCCAGCTTTACGTCCTCGAAGAACTCATTTTCAGGCTTATCCTGAAATAGGGTAATCTCAGACTTTATCTCAGTCTGCACCTGCTCGGCTGTGCGAATTTGGTTATCTTGGACGCTCTTAAGCATCTGCTGGTACGGCTGAAGAGCTGCGCTCACCGCCCGCTGAATGTTTGGATCCATTCCAGCGCCGTTGTTGGGAACCCCTCCCTTTTCAAGCTGCGCCGTGAGTACTTGATCCAGAATACCAATGTCAATGCCGTATTGATTGATCAAGCCTGCCACGAGGGAGGCCTTCTCTTGAGGGGGAGCATGTCTCAGAGCATACGCGGTGCTCAAGTAATTGTCAAAGGCGTCCATCGCTGTAACGCCTCGGCTGGCGATTTCAGCTTGATACGGAGCAACATGCTTGTCAAACTCATCTTTGAACCGGCGAGCGTCAGCCGCGATTTCCATGCCCTTGGCAATGTCGTACTCACGACGCAAGACTTCACGTTGCACATCCTCCGGCAATTTGCTGAATTTTTCACGCATCGTTGGCTTCCAGCCAGCGGGAGGCTTCAGTCCTGTGTCTTTTGTCTCTTCGGCGGCCCTCTTCTCCTCGTCGGGTTTAGCGGTTTTTTCATCGCCGGCGAGCTTTTCTTCTTTTTCAACTGCGGTGAGCTCTTCGACGGCGGGTTTTTCATCCACCACGCCATCTTTTTCCACAACTTCGTCGACCACTGGCTCAACTTCTGCCACTGGTTTCTCGTCCACGACTGAATTTTCTTCCACGCTGCTCTCATCTTCACTGAACGCAGCCTCCAGGTTGTCTCTTAATGATTCTTCGCCCATTATGGTGGTCCTTCTAGGTGGTGTATCGCTCTTTCTACAGCTTCTCTTCGTATTGCTCTAGAATTTTTATCCCGTTCTTGTGGGGCATTTTTCCAAGATTCTCGAAAGTCATCGGCTGTGGTGAGGTTGTTACGACGCATATACTCTCTATGCTTCGCGCGACTAGAAATATCTGTACCGTCTGTTGCGCGCATCCCATCATAATGACGCTCAGAAATAAGAGCGTCAAAATCTGAACAGTTGCGCGTGCGTGCGCGATGGTTAAGGTCGACCTCAACAAGCTCTGATTTACCTGTTTCGGGGTTGACTCTCTGTATCCAGCGTCTGCGCCCTGCCATCAGTCCATAGCCTCCTCTTTCATTCGGGCAATCGTAGCGTCAGTACGTCCTTGTAGCCAAGCGAGACGCCTCTCATTCGCGGCGTCAGCATTGTCTTGCTGAATTTCAGCCTGCGTCTTCGCCCAATCCTGCTTGATTTCAGCCTGAGTTTTCTGAGCATCTCGCTGAATTTCCTGCTGAGTCTCTGCCTGTTTGGCCTGAGCATTAGCTTGCGCTTCAAGGACTTCAGGCGAAGGCGGCGGGGGCTGTTTCGCCTTTTCTTGCAATTCGCGCAAGGTCTGCTCCACAGCCTGATCCAGTACGCCTTCCAGCATACGGCCATTCTTGAAACCAGCCGCAGTCCACTGAAGAATCTGAAGCACAAGGGGGGCGAACCGTGGCTCCGCTTCGATTGCCTGATACGACTGACTGAGCAGTTGGCCGACAGCCGTCGTGTACTCGATCCGGCTCTGCCGCTCGATCGTGTAGTCCGGTATGGACATGTCGTCGGCTTCCACTTCCAGATGGTAAGCCGCAACCGGAGTATTCTGTATCATCTTCACAGCAGGCCCGATTTTGTCGTGGTCCGCAGGTGGGATCATCTCGATCAGGCTTTTCTTAATCATAGTCTCCGGCTGGAAGTGCTTGGAGATAATGTCAGCTTTGATACGCATGGCTTCCTGGACAAACTCGGCGATTGTGCCTTGGATGTACTGGAGGCGAACGCTGCCATACTGAGCTTTGAGTTGCTGAGCACCCAGAGTCTCACGTGCGTTCGTGCTACCACGCATGATGTCGCTTATGCCTGTGAGTTCGTAAAGTTGCGACACAAGCTCAGAACGGAATTTGCTCAGGGTATCAATCGTACCTACGATTTGCTCCAGCGGGATCCAATCAATTTGACCCTGAATGCCGCCACGCTCCGCGAACATGGCCCAGTTATCAACCGGAATAAGTGTGTTCTCCACGCCCTGGTCGAACAGACGCTGTATACCTTCGGAATTCTTGTCGTAGACGCCTGCGGCCTTACAAGCCTTGATGAGCCAGTTGATCCGTGTGTTGACAATGTCGATCTCTTCGTACTGATCCTTCGTCATGTAGTAATCAGGACGAGGAGTCAAGTTGGAGGTAGAGTTCGTAGCGGTGAGCGGCTTCGGGCACGGGAAGAAGCCTTCCAGCTCCAGGGGGTCCGCTTTCTTGTCGAGGACCATTTCGGAGTCGCTGGTGGCGACCCAGTAGACCATCTCGTTGGGTTTGTTCCAAATTTCCCAGATTTCGGCCGTTGCTTCGGGCCGGCGACGCGGTGTGGAATCTTCACCGCCCACATTGTCCTTCGAAGGCTCGAATCTATCGCTGTAGGTGAGATTTTCAGCGATATTCTTACCAAATCGCTTAGTGGACATCTCCTTGGTCATGTGCGCGCGACGCGCGATCCAACGGCACTCTTCCCACACTCGGCAGGGTGCCCACAGGAAATCTTCCCAATGGAGATAGTCCGTTATGGCGTTTTCGTCAACAATCTGCTCGTATTCGATGGAAGTGCCTGGGACGGTCTCCGTTTTTGTCTTTACGTCGTAACGAAGCCAGACTTGGCCAAGCCCTGGAACTAAACGGTCTTCGGTGGCGTACCCGAAGGCGATATCCATGTCGCCTCTGGGTCGTTGTAGGCCGAGGAGGAGGAGCCGCTCTAAAATCTCGGCTGCGACACGTCCGATATCGTCGTTGTAATCATCCCACTGACGCTTAACGGTGGGCTTCGGTGGATTAGCGTAGAGTGCGGAGCGTAGTACCCCGGTATTCGCCCAGAATAGGTTGTACTTCCTATTTTGTTCTTCACCTGCTTCCCTTTCGTCCAGGTAGCGCCGCTGGGTCTTTCTGCCACGCTCGTGGAATTTACGCAGCTCTTTGAGGGCCAGAGCTATCTGGTCTTTCCAGTACGCGATGTCGTACTTGGGCTCGCCAAACTCCTCCCCACGAGCTTCAGCTTCAGCGGCCTCTGCTTCGGCTATTGCAGGAACATCGGATTCTATTGCCATGTTATTGTTCCTTCAACCATTGCTCGTAAGTTTTCGGTGTTTCGCCCATCGCGGCAGCTTCAGCCGCATACCTCTTATACGCGGCTGCCTGACGTATATTCCTCACTGCCCCCACCGCCGACAAATCACTTGTGTCGCTCGCAGGTTGCTGCCGTAAAACATCAGCCATCATTCGTTCATTTGCCATCAGTGCCAGCCTCCAGAGTTTGGTTTTGTCTCCCAAAGGTCTTCTAGACAAAATCCGTAATTAAGTTCGCGTGCGTAAGGTCGTGGAGCATCTGGTAGTTGGTCTTCCCTGGTCTTCGCGACGAGCGCAAAATAGCGGAAGGAGTCCGCAAAGTTGCTGCTCCAGTCGTGAAGGGGTTTAGCGGAGTACTCGTTGCGTTCCGCGTTCCAAATACGTCTGTACGACCGTAAAGCCAATAATCCATCTTTGCAGCCCTGTTCGTCGAAGTATACGGTTGGAAAAAGCATTCGGGCTGCTTGAACTCCGTCCAACAAATCAAGTTTCGGGACAATTTTAGGCCGAACCCCACCACTGAGGAATTGCTCAACGATAGAACGACCAGTTTGGAGTGTTTTCGCCAATGCGTCGTGAGGCAACCACACATCTCCAATCGTAATACCGGCTGACCGCTGAGAGTGCAGCCAGTCAATATAATACTGTATGCTCCGGTTATCTTGTTCATAACTCAGGTTGAGCTCAATGGCATCCGCGTATTCTGTCCATCGCCATATAGCTGTTGAATCCGTGTAACCAAGGTCAAACACGTAATTGGAAGGTCTAGATGGATCCAGAGGGTATGAGCCGATGTTCGCTTTCTTAAGCTCATTACTATAGAACGCACCCCGCGTCGCCGCCATGAACGAGCATTCCACTTCTTGTAAGAATTCATCTTCATCCATCATCTGGCGCATCTCTTCGACCTCATCCCCGTCTAGGATTTTGGTCTTGGATTGCGGCAGGTCTAATGTCAGCCAATCGTTGGGGTGCGCCTTTGCAAACTCCCAGATGTCGTAAAAGTGGTTGAGTCCATTGGGTGTCCCAATGAAAGTTGCCCATCCTCGACGGTCCGCCAGGGTTGGACGGATAATTTCAGTCCAAAGAGAAGGCTTACAATCGCCGTACTCGTCAATAACAACACCGTCAAAGTAAACTCCCCGGAGAGCGTCAGGGTTATCGGCACCATAAAGGGTGATGCGAGCACCGTTAAATAAGTCAATGCTAAGGCTGGAGACGCTGACCTTGACAGCCACATCGCGAGTGTAATGAACGAGGTAGTCCCACGCGATCTGCTTCGCCTGGGAATAAAATGGCGCAATGTAAGCATACCTCGCGCGCTCCTTGTCCGTGTAGAGCGCCATGCTGACAAGGTCATTGAGTGTAGCCACAGTCTTCCCTGCGCGGCGGTGAGCAACAACGACGGCCCATCGCTGCTTTCGCAGGTGCAATGGCATGAATTGTTCACGTGGTTCATAGGGTACTGTTACTTCAGGCACAGTATTTACTCTGCTGCTCTAAACAAACCTCGTACTCCATTCCACAGTGTACGCACTCTTTCACATTGTGCGGTTGGTACGAAAACGAATGCCGCTGGCGAGCATTCCAAATCACGTTGTTTATGCCCCACTGACATTTAACCCCCGGCTCGCACTCACACTGAGGGTCTTGCCATTCACACGCTGTGAGGGGGCGTCTGGCCAGTCCCCGGACCCGCGTTCGGTCACGAGATACGGTGCCTCGCGGCACTCCGTGGTCCATTTTTCGTAGTTTTTCTGTATGAGAGTTAAAGTCCCGCTTGCCCACGCTCTACTTCCTCAAATTCCGCGTCAACGGGCTCCTGCTCACGCGGGCCTGTGCGGATATTAGGGGCGGGGAGGATGTGCCGAACGATAAACTCTCGGTTTCCGTCCAGCAAGCCAGAATTAGCCGGTGGCATCAACTTTCCAAAGAGTTTGTAGAACTCTCCGGGGTTTGCATCGGCCCACAACGCAAGACGGTCCACACCGCCTATCATTTGGAACGCATTCGTAAACGCGTTCACAACATCTTGTCGTGTGACCTTCGTGGCGCGGGTAAACTTCAACGCCTGGACTGCGCCAGAGCCTCGTATTGTGCTCGCGGCGGCAATATCGTTGAGTTTAGTCTCGAGGGCCTTTTGCTCCTCGTACTGTTCGGTGGTTAAAGTTTCAACCACCTTTGTTTCTTTTTGCGTTTTGTCACTCACGGTCTTACAACTCGTGGAGTACGCCTTGGAGGGGGACGTTTCCCCGGTACGTCGTCAAGGTTCTTGGCCCTCCTTCGCTGCAAGCCCGCGATACGGTGCTCAGGGTTGCGGTCTGTGGAAACTTGGTCCAATGTGCCGAGTTTTGAGGCCTTGAGCATCGTGGTTTTGCCGATATTGCTGGGCATTATCCTGCGCCTCCGCCTCCGCCCATCGTACCCGCGCCTCCGGTTCCACCCGTTGACTTCCTAAGCTCCGCTGCAACGAGTCGTTGACGCCGTTTTTTGTCTTCTTCGTGGAAATCTCGGGCTACGGCCACGGGAATTTCGGCTTTTTTCGCAAATTCTGGATTATTGGCTGCCGCAGCCATGAATTTCCTCTGCTTTGTAGACTTCGAGGGCATGTGCTCCTTTATACGCTCATACGCGCACGAACGCAATCCCTGATAACCGGGAATTTCACTAATATATCCGGGTGTGGAGTAGAGGGTAAGGTAAAGTGTTTGGGTGAAGGG